AATGGCAGATACAATCTCTTGAAGTGGGATAGACAGGAGAAAAGATACTATCCAATAGAGATTGATTTGTACGGAACAGGAGCAAAGAATGACGATTGATTTTGAAAAAGATCAGACAGAAGTATTGGATAGAACAACCAATATAAATAAACTTGCAGATAAAATAAAAGAAATGCAAGCTGTCCAGAAAGCAATAGAACTGGATGAAGAACAAATCAAACAAAAGAAAAAACATTTAGAATACATATCAGGTGAAGTGATACCTACTATGTTATCTGAAATGGGTTTATCATATCTTAAACTACAGGATGGATCTTCTGTAGAAGTTAAAACTAATTACAGCGCAACAATAACTCAAGCAAAAAAAGAGGAAGCGTTTAAATGGCTTCGTGAGAATGGCCTGGGCGATATAATCAAAAATGAGATATCCGTATCGTTCGGTCGTAACGAGGATAACAAGGCGGCTGATTATGCCGAACTTGCAAAGGGTCAAGGTCTCGAACCTCAGCAAAAACTGAAGGTCGAGCCTATGACTCTAAAAGCGTTAGTCCGTGAACGTATCGAGGCAGGTAAAGAAATGCCAACGGAACTTTTCAATGTATTCATTGGAAATAAAACAACAATAAAGAGGAAACAATAAACATGAGTGAAGTAACAAAGAAAAAAGAAAATGCAGTAGCTGCAGTTAATTTTGAAGCTGATGCAGGCCAAGGCTTAAACATGACGCAAGAAGATCTTGCGTTACCGTTTTTAAAAGTCTTGGGTCAATTATCCCCTGAGTGTAACAAGAGGGACGCTAAACATGTCGAGGGGGCAGAACCTGGCATGATTATAAATACCGTGACAAACGAGATTTATGATGGCGTAAAGGGGATAGATGTCGTTCCGGTACACTACAAAAGACAGTATATCGAATGGCAAGATAGAGGTGAGAGCCAAGGTGCTCCAGTAAAAATATACGAAGCTGGAGATGACGTACCACAAACTACAAGAGACAAGTTTAACAAAGACAGATTACCAAACGGTAACTATCTTGAAAACACAGCGAGTCACTTCGTAGTTATTCTTGGAGACAATCCAACAACAGCGTTGATATCTATGAAAGCTACTCAATTAAAAGTGAGTAGAAAATGGAACTCAATGATGATGGGTTTGAAGATGCAAGGTAAAAACGGTATGTTCACACCGCCAACATATAGCCATATTTATAAACTAAAAACTGTGCAACAGTCTAACGACAAGGGCACTTGGTTTGGTTGGGATGTAGCTAGAGTTGGTCCAATCAGTGATCCAGGTATTTACAAAATAGCCAAAGACTTTGGAGCAAATGTTTCAAAGGGTGAGGTTAAAGTAAAACACGGAGAACAAGAATCCAAATCCGATTCACCGTACTAAAGACTTCCACTGGAAGATAAAGGGGCGGGGATGGGAGACTGGATCCGCCCCCAAAGAATTTTTATGAGTGTAGAAAAGTTTAGAAATATATTTAATGGGTTAGAAGAAAGATTTGGTTACCACATTATAGACAAAGAAGAAGATGGTAACGGAGAGAAAAGATCTGGCAGATCTTTTACATCAAACTATCCTCACACAGTTGAGATGTGGAACGCACATTACGAAGGTAAATCTTTTGAAGTAAAACTACCAAACAAGAAAACGACTATGGCAGATAGTTTAGGTATCTGTCCGATAAATAAAAATAGTGAGTGTACATGGGGAGCTGTAGACTTAGATGATTACAAGCCAGACTACAAAGAATTATTTAAAAAACTCGAAAGTATAAATGTTCCTTTGATACCTTTCAAGTCAAAAAGTGGTGGCATACACGTATATATTTTTCTTGACAAACCTGTAAAAGCTTTACTTCTAAGAGAAAAGTTACACAGCATAAAAAATGTTTTTGGTAGTTGTAAGCCAGATAAAATTTTTCCTGTACAAAAATACATAGACTTAGATAAAGGTTCAGCAGGTAGTTGGATTAATTTACCATATTACAAAGCAGAAAACACAGAAAGATATATGATCAAACCAAATGGTGAGGGAGCAACAATACAAGAATTTTTTGATCTATATGAAAAAAGTAAAGTGTCTTTATCTCAACTAAAAAAATTAAAATCAAATATCGATGAAGGAGACAGTGGAGAATGGTTTAAAGAAGGACCTCCTTGTTTACAAACTCTATCTAGGTTTGGTGTTGAAGAAAGCATGCGTAACGAAGTTATGTTAGACATGACTAGATATATAAAACTAGCACACGGTGACAAGTGGAAAGATAAAACAGGTGACTACAATAAAAAATTTTTCAATCCTAATTTGGGATACAACGAAGTAAACAAAGTTATAGAATCAAGAGAGAAAAAAGATTATCCGTACAGATGTAATCAAGATTGGTTGAAGCCACACTGTAACAGAGAACAATGTATGTTAAGAAAGCATGGTGTAGGAGGTGCAGGTGGTAATCTTGACATAGCTTTAGGACCTTTGTCTTACGTTAAGTTTACACCGAAGATATGGTATCTTGGTTTCAATGGTGAAGTAGTAAAACTAACTTCAAAAGAATTAGTAAGACAAGATCTAGCAAGAGAGCAAGCGACAGAACAAACAGGTAAGACTCCACCGAAAGTTAAGAACTGGGACTTACAGATAAGAACTTTACAAACAAAAGCTACACCAATAGATGCACCAGAAGAAAGTACACCAACATATATTTTAAGACAAAGCTTAGATTCTTTTTGTTTTAAAACTCGTAGAACTAAAGATAAGAAAAAGATTATACGAGGTTCTCCATATTACGATGAAAATAAAAAATCTATTTACTTTCAGTTTGATTCTTTCTTTAAACACTTAAAACAAAACAATTGGAACGCAACTGAAAACGACACGCACTCTATGTTGAAAGGAACTGAGGGTGTATCAAGAGAGAAGATACACCTAGAAGGTAATGTAAAGAGATGGGTGTATGTTGTGAATGAAACTTTATTTGAGAAAGAAGATGAAATTAAACAGTCTGCTGTTGAGTTTCCGGAGCCAGAATATTAATGACAAGAGTATATAAAATTTTAGGTGGACCTGGATGTGGTAAGACCACAGAAATATTAAATATTTTAGGGAAGAAGTTTAGAGAAGAAAAACTTCATACCGATCAAGTGTTAATGATAGGTTTTGCTAAAGCCACTGTAAAAAATTTAAGAGAAAAAGCTATAGACGAACTTAAATTTACAGAAGAAGAATCCGAAACGATAAAAACTATACATAAATATTGTTTAGATCATTTAATAAACAAAAATGTTTTTACAAAAGAATTTAAAAGAGATCTTAAAAATAAATTAAAAGTTGACCCAAGTAATTGGAGATTTCTTGATGGTGACATGTCAATTGAAGAAGAAGATTGTGTAGGTTGGACAGAGATAGAAGACAAGAAATTAGGGGCGATATTTGGTCTTATAGGTTTAGCAAGACACAACTTATGTCTTGATATTGATAAAATCATACAATTTGCTCACGACTCAAACGACTACAGGTTTGCAAGATTAAAAGATGCAGAGATAGCATGGGCATATGAAAGTTTAGTGAATTATAAAAAAGCAAATACTCTAATTGATTTTGAAGATATGTTATGCAACGCATTACCTGACTCAATAGTATTTCAAGGATACGACACAGTTATGGTTGATGAAGCTCAGGATTTGACAGCTTTAGAGTGGGCTATTATACAAAAGATCGCAAAGAAAAGTAATAATCTGTATCTAGTTGGTGATGATGACCAAGGTATTTATGGTTGGAAAGGATCTAAAGTTAGTAAATTTCAAACATGGCCTTGTGAAAAAGAAGATGTAAGATTCTTAAAAAAATCTTACAGATTGCCAACAAACATACATCACTTCGTGACCACAGAAATTTTACCAGAAATACAAACTAGAATGGGTAACACTTACGAAAGTTCAGGAAAAGGACACGGTAGTATATCTATGTTAAATCATCTCGACAAACTAAAAGGACAAATAACTCAAAACTCAAGCATAATTTTTTGTGCAAGAACTTGGAGCAACTGTAAACCTTTTGTAGAATTTCTAATGAGAGAAGGTATTCAATGGAAACAGAAAGCAAGAGACACCAGAAATGCAGGATTAGAAACAAGTATTGGTGCAAATGACATTGTCACTATACACAACTGGCAAAAGCTTAGAGCAGGTGAAGGTATAAGAGGTAAAGACGTAATACAAATGTATGCTCGTTTGATAGATGGTTTATTAGTTGAAGGTAAGAAAACTTATTTAACTAAAAAAGAAACATGTCCAAAAGAATTTTCTGACAAAGATAAAAAATTTACTTACCAAGAACTGAAAGATAAATATTATTTATTAGCTGACATAAATAAACCTTGGCATGAAGTATTTTATTTTCAAACCACTAGAGTAAAAGGTCCAAATAACAAAGGGGCTTTGTTCGATGACAATGATCACTACAACGAATATGTAAGATTGTGTTGGGAGAAAGACGCTAACTTAGACTCTAACATATTAGTTTCTACAATACACGGTGTGAAAGGTATGGAGAGAGAAGTGGTAGTAGTAAATTCTGATTGGGGTGCGATGTGTTACAAAGCGTTTCAATCTGGGATACCTGAGAAAGAAGACGAAGAAACTAGAGTTTGTTACGTGGGAACAACTCGAGCAAAACAAAAACTAATCATATATACAGGACTCGTAGAGAAGGGTCACAACATATATCGACTCCCACTTTTAAACATAGAGAGGAAATATGAATACATATAAAAAACAAATAGGAGGATCTCACTACAAGAGAATGGCCTTTCAGCCAAGTGAGTTTATCAATAAGAATAGGTTGCCTTTCGCGGAAGGATCGGCTATTAAGTACATATGCAGACACTCTGCTAAAGGTGGACAGGAAGATATAAAGAAGGCGATACATTATTTAGAAATGATTTTAGAGAGGGACTATGCAGATACCGATATTTAAGGCACAAACCGAATGGGTTTGTCCTGATGAGTTTCCTGATCTATCGAAGTATGATGAAATCGCAATTGACTTAGAAACAAAAGATCCTGATCTTAAAACAAAAGGTACAGCAGCTACGAGAGGTATTGGTGATGTTGTAGGTATAGCTGTTGCTGTAAAGAATTGGTCTGGATATTATCCAATAGCACATGAGAACGGTCCTAACTTAGAACGTAAAAAGGTTCTGGGTTGGTTTCAAGATGTTCTTAAAACAAGTGCAGATAAAATATTTCATAATGCCATGTATGATGTGATCTGGTTGCGAAGACTAGGGCTCACGGTACACGGAACAATAGTTGATACCATGATCATGGCATCTTTAGTTGATGAGAATAGATTTAGATACGATTTGAATTCAGTAGCCTTTGACTTTACAGGCATGAGAAAAGATGAAGCTACTTTACAATCAGCAGCAAAAGATTGGGGTGTAGATCCAAAAGCAGAGATGTACAAATTACCTGCAATGTATGTAGGTGAATACGCAGAGAAAGATGCTGAGATAACTTTGGAACTTTGGCAAGAATTAAAAAAAGAAATAGTAGCACAAGATTTAGATAAGATAGTTGAACTAGAAACAAAAACTCTACCGGTCCTTGTAGATATGAAATGGAAAGGTGTAAGAATTGATGAAGCTAAAGTTGAAGTTTTAGAAAACAAATTTAAAAGAACAGTAAACTCTTGTTTAGATAGAGTCAAAGAAGCAGTTGGTTTTTATCCTGAACTTTGGGCTGCATCTAGTATTGCAAAGGTGTGTGATAGTTTAGGTATTAAAGACTACGACAGAACAGAAAAAACAAAGAAACCTTCTTTCACAAAAAATTATTTAGCAAACCATAAAAACAAAATACTAAGAAGTATAGCTACAGCGAGGAAACTAGAAAAATTAAATAATACTTTCATGACCTCTGTAAAAAATTATGTTCACAATGGCAGAATACATGCAGACATACACCAATTAAAAGGTGACCAAGGTGGGACTGTGACAGGCAGACTGTCTTACTCTCATCCAAACTTACAGCAGTTACCAAACTATACAGATGAAGGTTTAGGTATAAGATCTATGTTCTTACCTGAAGAGGGTTGTGAGTGGGGTTGTTTTGATTATTCACAACAAGAGCCGAGACTTGTTCTACATTTTGCAGCTAAGACAGGACTTGCAGGTGTGGGTTCAGCTATAGAAAAATATATATCAGGTGATGGAAATGCAGACTTTCATGAAGAGATAGCAAACATAACAGGTCTAGAACGTAAGGCAGCCAAAACAATTAGTCTTGGATTGTTCTATGGAATGGGTAAAGCAAAACTTCAAGCACAGTTAGGTATAAACGATGAACAAGAAGCAAAAAGAATTTTAGCAGAATATGATTACAAAGTTCCTTTCGTAAAAGGTTTGATTAGATCTGTCATGGATAGAGCACAAAAAAGAGGTAGAATAAGAACTTTACTGGGCAGAACTTGTAGGTTTGATTTATGGGAACCAAATCAATTCGGTGTACACAAACCTTTAAAACTAGAGGAAGCTGTGAACGAATATGGTCATGGACAAATAAGAAGAGCTTTTACGTACAAAGCTTTGAACAAATTAATTCAAGGAAGTGCTGCCGACATGACAAAGAAAGCCATGGTGGACATGCATGACGAAGGCATAATACCTGATATACAAATGCACGATGAGTTAGATGTGTCAATTGATAGTGAGGCTAAGAAGAAGAAAGTAATTGAGATTATGGAAAATGCTGTTAAATTAGAAGTTCCAAACAAAGTTGACTGTGAAGTTGGCTCTGATTGGGGTCAAATAGAAAATGACGATGAAGTTGAAAAGAACTATTTTTAATTATGGCTTATTTAAATGCGAACATACCACCGGAGTATGCACAAATCAGGAGAGAATATCTCTATGACCTTAAGAAACATCATGGAGAAGTTGAAGACTGCATTATTTTTGGTCTTTCGGCTATTACGGGGCGTAGTATCCTTTTTCATTGTATTATGGAAAATGGAGCTGTCTTCTATCGTCTCCCAATATCTGCGTTCATT